CTGAATAGACAGTTGCATCCGCATCATTAGCCATTGTGCGAATGGCCAATGCACCATTAGTTACATAATCAGTATCTGCTGGGGTATCCCAGCCATAGTTTGGTGTTGTTGGCATTTACACATCTTCCCATTCAACAGTTGGCGGATAGGTTGCCCAAGTCAAGGCAGGTTCTACCTGTAACCAAATTATACTAGGGTAGGACTCTTTTAGTGATGAATTAAGCATCGTCAAATAGGCTTCTTTTTCTTTGATAACCCATGTGTATTGCTCGACAAAGCCATCAAACAAAATGCCAAAGACACCCGGCAACTCGGTGACACTCAGCGGAGTTCCACAAAAGACATCCAGCAGCTGATCGCGCTTGGCATCCGTGACCGTTGGACTATGCAGGGCCACGCTTAATTGCTCTGGATAGGTGCGTGGGTATGCCCGAGCCTCGACAAAGGCAAAAGCCTGATTATACGCATCGGTTAGGTTTTCTAGTTGAGTTGATCGTGTGCCATAAAGTTCGCCGTAAAGTTGGGTGCTTTGCTCATCTCGCCATGACTCCTCGGCGTTGGCCTTGTAGGTCACTGTGGCTTCGTTCACGATCTCTGACCATTGAGCATTGGTTGTTAAGCCATCCACAAGGATCTCATCAGCCCCAAGGGCTACTGGTGTGTAAGTAAGTCGCTTCAAAAAATCATCGTAATTAAGTGAGCCATCGCCACGCTCGTAAAGGATGCCACGACCAGATTGTGCTGCATCTTGGGCCAAAGTTAAAGCATTAGCAATGCCGCCACCGCCACCGCCGCCACCGCCGCCACCGCCGCCACCGCCGCCAGATCCGTAGGCATGTAATTCGTATTGTCCCGGCTGATCAATAGTTGTTGCTAGTTCATCAATAAGCGCAATAGATGCGCCCTCGTACGAATCCCATGAGCCTACAATGGGTAACAAGTTCCAAGGCGTACTTGATAACTCCGACCAGCTAGTGATGTAAGCCTCATAGGCTATTTCATATATTCGATCACCCTCAAATTGCTTAGGGAATCCAACCTCGCCAGCAGTTCTCTTGTTTAGTTGAGCCAATGGGCCAACGGCGGTGACTTTGTAGATCGCATACCCACCATCACTGCCATACCCACCAAGGCTAATCTGGATGTCCGAAATCGTGCCTGTAAATAGTCGTTTAGTTCCAGTAGTTGCAGCTAGTACATCAATGGTAACTGGGTCTGATAGTTCAATGTCAATGCTGATGTTGGCATCAGTCCATAATTCAAAAGATGTGTAGCCCGGTTGCGGTTGAGTAAAGATGTCATTGCGGCCATACGAGATGGCGATCTGGTTTATAACGACATCATCACTTAAGGCAGTGCCAGCAACTGTAATGGTGGGATTGGGATCGTAAAGGGTCACAGGTTAGCCCCAGCCAAGTTGATTGCCCCGGTACGCCTTGCACTGCTCTGGAGTAACTTCTCGATGCTACGGCGAGCAGACTCACCATCGATAACGCCGTTAAAGATAAATGTGTTTCCGCTGCCTGATCCGTTGTCTTTACGGATTGAGCCAGAAACGCCATTCGGGACAAATAACTCTGGCCCAAATTCGCCAACCCGAGCCACCTGATTGCCCATCAATGGGCCACCTGCTGCGCGACTAACATCATTATCCGCACTAGAAAAAACAAAATCCCAAAACTTGTTTCTAATTAGTCCTGCTGGAGTTTTATCAATAAATGGTTTCACTTTTGAATAAGCGGTTCCTAGTTTTTCAAAAGCGGATGCAATGTTGTTAATAGCATTAGCAATGTTTTGAAGTGCGGTCCCTGCTTCCGTTGCACCCGGTCCAGACATACTGTTAAACATTTTGCTAAATGCTTCTCCGACATTCTTAATTGCTAAAACTAGGTTGTATGCACCTGATCCTTGACCGTCATAAACTCCAGCTAGTTCTCTGGCTCTTTCACTCAATCCCTCTGGATCATTTCCACCAAAAGCAGCTGCCATAAAATTGAGTTGCGTGATAACTTCTTTTGCGACAGGCAAAAGATTTGTTCCCATTGTAGTTTTAAGGTTTTCAAGTTGTGCAGTTAGGATCTTTTGCTGACCAGCCAAGCCGTCTGATGTACGACTGAAATCGCCTTGAGCGTCTGTGGTTTGGTCAAGAATGACTTGATAGGCCGCCAATGATCTGGCTTGCACATCTAATGCGCCCTTACCGTCATAAAGGCCCATTTCCATAGCCTTGGCCTTTAGAGTCGCATCATTGAGCAATACACCGTATTTGCGGATAGGTTCAGACTCACCGCGCAATGCCGCGCCAATGGCTGTAATGGCTTCGTCAGCACTTGTGTTGTAAAAACTCGCAAGGTCTGATGAAAGTTTGGTTGCACCTGTGCTGAATTTTGCCAAGTCTTTTTCAGTTAACCCGGCTGCTTTACCAAATGTGGCAAAAGTGCTAGCCGCTGCCAAAGCCTGTTTTTGAGATAAGCCAAGGGCCGTATCGGCAGTCTTTGAAAACGCTTTAATTTCATCGGAAACATCGCCAAAGATGACCTCGGCTTTGCTTATTTCCTCGCTTAGATCGCTAGCGGCCTTGACACTATCGATGCCAATCTTGATTGCCATCGCCCCAGCAGCTGCGCCAACAAGAGCAAAAGATTTGGCCATTGCTTTTGAGTATTTGCCAATGCTACTGCTAAGGCCTTTGGTGTCTTTTTCGGCGGTTGAAAGTCCTTGACCAAACTTGGCTACATCTGCAAGCAGATTAAGTTTCATTGTCCTTACGTCAGCCATTTGTGCGTGTCCAATTCTCGTAAACTTCGCCGACTGCGTTTTTCCAACGGCGAGTGATCTCTGGTTGTAATGCCTTTAGGGTAGGGAAAATCCAGTATCCTCGGTTGCCCCTGCCCTCACGAGGCGTACGAGCTGGGAACTTGTAACCACCGTTTGGAAAATTGCCAGCCGACCCAAAAGTGTTGCGATCCGATCCAAACTCATTACCAAACAAAAGAATGCCGGCATTTGCTCCACCTGACACACGGCCACGCGATCCACCGATGGTGACATTTGGTATTCGGTCTTTGTTGGCTCTTACCGTAGAGGCCACAATGGCGGTCTGCCTAGGCATCGGTGAGCCTACATAGCCTGACATCTTGATTGCCCCAGCAGTCCAGGCACTAATGCTGGCCACGTCATCTTTCAAGGCTTTCTTGCTGTCATCATCCATTTTGTTTAAGGCCTTTAGCAAGCCCCTCAAGTCCCTTAGATCAGGCTGGAAACGTATGGTGGTTCTAGTATCCGCCATGGCCGTTCCTTTCTCTGATAAGTTCCAAGGCTGTCTGGATGTCTGCGAGTGACCATTGCATCAAGTCTGCTAAGGGTATGCCGGTTGATACTGCTATCTGAACCAGCCGATCCCTTAACTGTCTTTTGGGGCTTCCTCGACCACCTCAAAGGAATCAAACTCATTGGTGACCCAGGCTTGCTGGCTTGGCATTTTCGTGTGGCCTTGGGCCTTGGCGGCCTTGTAAAGCATGCACGTTATGACATCCAACGAGCCTTGGCTCATCTTTTCAGCTGCTTGGGTGACTGTGTAACCGAGTTCACGTTCGATCTCGATCCACAACCAGGCTGAATCGTCACTCACTATGTAGTTGTTGCCCTGTTTTGTAGTGATGTTGTATTGCATAATGGTTGCCCTGTTCTGCTAGTTACGCTCTTGCGACTGTTCCATCCTCAACAACAAAGCTGAGAGATGTAGTCAAAACGTCAGTGGCCGCGCCACCAACGGTTGGGAATACTGGGAATACTGATCCAGTAAATGTGTCACCGTTGACATCAAACGAGAATGCCAGAGATGTGTCTGGTGCAGTGTTGGCTGCATCCCAAAGTGCTGAGATGATTCCTGCTGATGCTGAATCGTCAAGATACAATTCCACATTTAGTGTGGCGGTCTTATCTACGGTCTTGTAGGCGCGACCTGATAGGACTTCAAGTACCTGCTGGTTGTTTTCGCGCTCTAATGTCACTGTTGATGCTTGGTCAGCGTAAGACACCGAGTTAATGCTCAGGGTCAGATTCCGACCAGTTATGTATGTTGCTGGCATGACTTGCCTTTCTAGTTGGTTGTGACCATCTCGATGTTGAGTTGGCTGATTAACATATCGGCATTTCCGATTTGCTGAACTGTTGGTTGCGACCATCCACCCAAAAACGAGATGTTATTGGCTAGTAAGTCACTGACTGAAAGTATTAAGGTTTCTAAGTTGGCCAAGGCTGCCTGATTGTCAGCTGCATTAACGATGCAAGTGATGTCAAAGCGCACATGGCAACGAGTGCCACCAATTGACCCGATGGTGATGTAAGGCGACCCCGGCACAAGCACAATGGCTGGTGGCGTGATGTTTTCATTTGGGTACGAGTAAACAACCCGACCAGCAGCTGCGAGAGTGCTGGCTAGGTTTGCGCGGTAAGTCGCTAGATTAGCCAAGGTATCCCCTGGTATCTAGGTGCTTGCCAAGTAGGCCAGACACACGGGTAAGCATTGAACGGCCTAGGCGGTACGGTGCTGGGCTTTGGAAGTCCACACCTTGCTGGCCTAGTGTGCCGGTACGAGTAATCCAGATGTCGCATGCTACTGCAAGCGCACTTTCGCGTACCTCTGGAACGGTGTCATATAAAGCCGCTTGGCTGGTTAGCACTGCTCGGCCATTAGGAATGACTTTGCGCTTTGTGATGTCTGCGTTTGTGATTGCAGCTTCAAAGAATGTTACGCCGTACTCATCCACGCCCTCTTTGGTAATAGTCCGTGATCCGTTAAAAGGTGAGCCACAGTTGGTGACGGTCAATGCCTGACCAACCACAAATGTGTTGTCGTAGCAGTAGAACCGGGCGACATTGTTTGTAAGCGATACGGCATTAATCGCCACATCGTCAAAGATTAAGTACGACAGGATTATGTTCTCGGCACTGTCGGCAACTGCCTGAACGATGGAGTCAGCGTAAATGTCGCCAATGCCTAGGACACTTTTGAGTTCGCTAAGTGCGATCAATGGCATTTCATACTCCTATCGATGTAAGTGTGTGGGGGACACAGGGCCGCATCCCCCACACTTCTGACTAACTTGATTTAGGTCAAGTTAAAGCGACGTACGCCGCCAGCGGTCAAAACGCCTACGGCCAAGTAACCGTAAAGCATTGTTTCGATTTCGCCGGACGCAACATGGTTTGTCGACAAGCGTAGGATCGGTGATTCGTAGATTGCAACGGATGATGGGGTCACAATAAATGCTGACTCATCGATGGTTGTTGCTACTGCATTTGGATCAACGTATAGATCTAGTCCAAGCACGTTACCGCGTAGGGACTGTGGTCCTGCAACTCCACCGTTGTTTTGTGGGTTGTAAGCGTTGTAGATTGGGCGTCCGGTTGTGTCGGTTGCACCCATCAATAGTGACCACTGTGAAGTACCTGCGATGTATGCGCTTGGTAGTTCGCCAGTTGCTAGGTAAGCAGCTGGGGCTTCAGTGGAAACATAGGAAATGATGCCAGCGGATGTTGCTGCAACGCCAGTAGCCTGTGTGCCACCTGCGGTTAGTGCTGCAATTACTGCTGCATCGGTTGCCTTGTTGTAGGCGCGTGTCATGTTGTCAACCATTGCCTGGAAGAAGTCTGGTGAACTTCTTTCTAAAATTTCTAGGCTGTAAATCTGTCGGCCTGCGAACTTGTTTACGTCCAAATTCACATACGATGATTCAATACCTTGCATGCTTGGTGCTGCACCTTCATTGGTGTCGGCCACAGTACCATTCTGCGTAATTTTTGGATGTGAGATGACCATCCCAGAAGCAGTTATGGCGCGTGAACCGATCGCATCAATCGCTGGGCGTGAGCCGATTGAGTTATCAATTACCTGGTTAACGTAATTGACCGGGCTGAATGCTGGGTTGGTTGTGAAACTGTCATCAGCAGCCATTACATACTGGGCTGATTCGTGGTTGCCCATCTTTGCTTTGATGCTGTGTTCCAAGTATGTTGCTTGGCTATTGATTGGTGAACGTGGCTTGGTGTAAGCCACTGGTGCTGCGGCAGTAACAACCGCTGCTGCGGTCACTTCATCTGCCACTGGTGCGGTTGTTTCTTCCACTGTGTCTCCTGTGGGTTGTTCCTCGGCAGGGATTTCTGCTTCGGTGGTTTCTGGGTTTTCCTCATCGGCCTCTGTGGCTGCGACTTGGGAAATCTGTGCATCCTTGAATGCTGGGTTTGTTACATGGGCAACGGCCTCAAGTTTCGCAGCTGATACAACCATCACGCCTTTTTCGATGGTGTATTCGCCAACATTGGCTTCGATGCTAAAGGCTGGGCGTAGTCCTTCGGATGCTTCAACAAGTGCATCATTGCCAGCACCAGTTGGCGCGATCTTAAACGCCATCGAGATTCCTGCCGGGGTAATTTCCTCTGAGCCAGCGATACCACGACCCAATGGGCGTGTGCGGTCATGTTCCATGTTCAAAACAATCTGGCTTGGATCGATCTCGCCAAATGCGCCAAACTCAAAGCGCACTGGACCGGCTGATGTGTTGCCAACCTTGGCGAACGGCACAACAAGGCCCTTGATGGTTCGGGTTTCTGTGTCAGCTGCTAAGACCTGACCCTCAAAACTAAGTTGCATTTGCTTCATTTCCTCTCGGTGCAAGGTCCATTTCCTCACGGGCTTCATCAACATTGATGATGCCAGCTGCAATCATTCTTTCTAGAACTTCAATTTGTTCTAGTGGGTTTCCGCGTAGGTAATCGTCAAGATCAAATCTGACAGTGCTACCGCGTGGGGTCACATCGTTCATCGACAATCTTTCAGAAATACAGGACATAAACGGCTTGAGTGAGAAGTCCACCAAACTGCGACGTTCCTGTGAAACATTTGAGTAAGTCGCGCTGGCTGATTCGGCGTTTATGTACCAGGCAGGGATGTTGCACATGCGCGCAATTTCAGCTGCTGTGTTTAGCCTGGACTCGGTAAGTTGCATTTGTCCGGCATCGTAGCCAAAAGTAGTTACATCCAATGGGCCTGAAAGGTAAGCGGTTGATCGGGTGGCTCGGGCTTGCTTCCATTGGGCAAGTAGGCTCGATACCTGCTCTGGCGGTAGGTCCACGCCACTGTTCTTGATCACCATTGTTGGGTTAGGCTCGCTGGCCATACGCTGAACGGCTTCCTCAAGTTTTAGTGCTGTCGAAATAGTGCGGCCACCTCGGTTAAGAATGCCTTCGTCAATACCGCTAAACATAATCAGCGATCCCACACCAGTCATAGGCAATAAGCCGCCCTCGATGTAAAAACCATTAACAATTTCTTGGGTATTCAAATCAGTTGTGAATGTGACCCGTGTTGGATCAATTCGGCGAGCCTGTGTTGGTCTGCCATCCTCTGGGTTTACTTCAAGAACCTGCCAGAAACTTCGTCCATGAAATAACAAGTCCTCTACGGTCCAAGCCATAGTCACAGCTAGTGGAATGGCTGGATCAGGCTGTTCGAGAATCTTGCGGCCTTCGATCTTTGCCCCTGTGATGTCGCTGTATGAGTTCAAACCAAGGGTTGCGATTGTGCCAGCAATGATGTTTCTGGCTCTGGCAACGGCTGGCACTTGCATTGCACTTGAGCGATCAACGCGGAATGTGTTGAATGGCGTGAAGTAGGCATCTTGATAAAACGGGATGGCGATGCCGGCACGCGCTTCAATCTGTGGTTTCTCAGTGGGTGTACCCAGCAAAAAATCTATGAATCCCATTTTGCCATTACAACACAAAGCAATGACATTGCAAAGATTTGTCAGGCTTTGTCATCTTGTTGCGCGTGTTGTCACACAGATCGGCCAGTTAGTCCTAGTGGTCTTGATCCCTCTTTGATAACTGGCCGACCTCGGGTGAACCCAAGGCAGGGTTATGCACTAATGATACTCACACTCTGTTGTGGTTCAGTCGCGTGACCCACCGCCATGACCAAAGCAACTGCCGCGCTGATCGGTACTTGGGCCGCCCTGCGAGCAATGCGCCAACCGCCGTCACTGGCTGGCCGTCTAGCGCAACTGACCAAATGGCTGTGCATAGTTTCTTGGGCTGGGTGTAGCAGCTGCCGGGACTGCATCGCGTTCATTGTTTGATCGCACATGATCGCAAAGTTTGCAGAGTTCCAAGGCGTTGGCGCAACTGGCACACCAGCCTGGCTAAGTC